ATCGAGGCGACGGTAGCATCCGCATCATTTTTAATAGTAATATCTGACGTAGAGCCTTGACCAGTAAGAATTAAACCTTCTGCCGCAGTAAAACCAATCGCTGCATCATCTCCAGCGGCAGTATCCCCTGTTGCTTGCAAAGTTCCTGCTGCAACAATATCAGCGGAAGCATTAAATGTCCCAGTTATGGATAAATCAGTAAGGGCATCGACTACTGCCGCACCGCCCCCTGCGCCATCCAAATAGACCATAGATACCTGACCATTTGGTATGGTTACATTGGCTCCAGATCCTTGACTAATAAGGATGCTATACGGACCAGAGGCACCACTGTCCGTGGTAGCGTTCTCAATTATATGAACCCTGCTATTAGTGTTCGGGGCAATAGTAATCGTACAGTTTGAGTCTAAAGCACCTGTATACTTAATATACATAGCTCTAGCTTGGTCTGTAGAACCATCAGCCACGGTGCTTGTATGGGTATTAGCATTTGTAGTTATGGCTTCTGTACCAAAACCAAACGCCTCGCCAATAAGCTCAAGATTTGTATTAGTTGTTGTTCCCCAAGTACCAGAACCATCGCCAGTACCTAATTCATTAAGTCTTAAATCATTTACATAGGTGCTTGCCATTTTTCTGTCCTTATGCCGCTATATCTGTCCAGTTTGGTGTCTGTGACACTGTTACACCAGCCCATTTTGGTGTCTGTGATGGGATAATTTCCCTATAAAGTATCTCTTCTCCTACCGCACCTGTTGCCAAAACCCCTGTTGGGAACACTCCTATTGAGAAAATAGGTGCTGCCGTTCCTGTTCCTAATGTAGCAGTTATAGAATTACCTGTAACCGCAAAAGTTGCCGCGCCTGTTTCGGTAGTGTTTCCTAGCGCACTTGTTGCCGCTGCTCCTGTTGGAACTACCAATGACCCAGCGGTTACACTTTCACTTCCTACCGCGCTAGTCCCAGCTACACCAGTTACCGCAAAAACAGCCGAGGCATCTGAAGTTACACTACCTGCCGTTCCTGTTGCTGTGACTCCTGTGACTACAAAAACAGCCGAGGCATCTGAAGTTACACTACCTGCCGTTCCTGTTGCTTGTACGCCAGTAACTGAAACAGGGAGAATAGTGCCCCAAGCACCTTCACCCCAAGTTCCTCGTCCCCAGCCAGCAATAAGACCCATAGATCTACCTCATTAGGCTATTCGGATAATAGCATTACTCGCATCCGCTGTAGGGAACTGAATTGTAAAAGTCCCTGAAGTAGATGTTTTGTTAGAACTAAAATCTAATACCGCAACAGCTTTGTTACTGTTGGTATCATTGTATATTAAGGCCCCCATTGCCGTAATACTAGCTGTTGTAAAACTAATGTCAGCAAAATCAGTAAGGGCTGTCGTCCCAGAGGTTGTTGGTGCCACTTTTGTAAGCGCACCGCCTCCCGTTGCATATGTACCGCTAGAAGCCACCTCACCCGTTGTAGTGAAAGCCGTGGTTGCTGCGCCAAGAGTAGCTGTAGTGCTAGATTTGCCGCCCCCGCCCTCTGCGTACAGAGCTATCTTAAAAGCATTACCATTTGTTGCGAAATTGTGTGTTCCTAGCATCAACTCTTGTTTAAATGCTGTACACATTGCTTGTGCGATTGCCATTACAGTCTCCCAATAGCGTTTGCTAGTTCCAGTTGTCCAGCTTCACGGACCTTGGCGCAAATACTAGCACGTTCTTCCTTTCTAGCCAACTCTATATAGTATTGTGCTAGATTTCTAACCCTATCTTGAAAAGCCTCTGCCTGCAAACGTATGGGTTCCGGGGCTTCATCAGAAATATAAATAAGCTTATTAGCCAACATCTCTGCTACTTGATCATTAGATAAACCACCGTTTTCAGAGGTCATTATATTAACGGCCCCCACACTTCCTGAACCTAAATCAAACATTATCATGTCTCCCAAAAATAACAGGGTCGGACTCTACCGGCTCCGGGGGTTGAATCTTGGACTGTTTTGTTATCAAAAGACTACCGTTTTCAACAGTTTGAACTAAAGGGTCCTCTAGTCTATGATACCCGTACAGTTTTTCATTATCCGGTACATTAGTGTCCATTAAACCGGATCGGTGAGCTATTTCTATTTTTATACCTTTTGAAATAGCTGTAGCACACCAAAACTCTACACAAGCTCTTCCAGACTCCGCCATGTTTACATTTTTATAAGTAAAATCTATGCCAAACAAGCATATCGTCTCTACTTTTTTCCAAATAGCATAAGCCATAGCGTAGGCTACCGTGTTGTTAAAATAACACAGTCCAGTAGCTTTAGCTATTTTTTCCAATGGATACAACTCTATAGCTGGAAAATCTGGGTGTTCTACACAGGAGTATATAGGAGCGGTGTTTTTAGCTAAAAACTCTCTAGCTATTCCCGTCTGGGAACCCGCGTTTTCTGTGTCTATAAACCTAGATACAGGGTCCATCATAAACGTCCTATCAACGTGTATGATACCTCCTATACAGTTTATACCCCAAATTTCATCAAATTCTTGAGAGGCAACTCTAGCTGAAATATAATCTGCGTAGCTGCCGCCTAAACCGACAATAGCAATTTTCACGAACGGGCCCTTCTTGGTAGCCCCTGCCTGTTAGCGTCATCGTTTTCACGGGACTCGCCTAAGTCTTTTAACCTAACTAAGGACTCTATAAATCGTTCGCTGTACATCTTCATAACATCAGCTTCACCTTTCATAAAGGTGTATGCTTCTATAAGACTTCCATACAAAAGAGCATTAGGTGCATTTTCACTTAACCAAGTTAAAGTTGTATCAGCAGAGGTTGATACAACTGTCCCGGTAGCCCCACTTGTGCCCCCTGTAACTGTTTCCCCAACAGTGAAATCTCCCGTAGGAAGAATTATCACAAACACCGTAGTGGAAGTTACTGAGTTAATTGTCGTGCTTTCCCCGCTAGTTCCGCCCGTAATAGTTTCATTAGCTGCAAAGGTTCCCGAAACATTGCTTACCGTTAAATTAACCTTACTCTTTGTTAGGCTAACCGGTCTGTAGTAATAATGAATCTCTGTATTAAACGCAGCGTTTGGTGTAGGCGAAATTATAAAGTTGTTTACATCATACATAGCGTAGTATTTTGGAATACCCGTAGTTGCGGAATTAGGGTTATATTCCTGCACAAAGTTAACATCTTTTTGTAACAAAAATTCTTTAGAGCTAGAGTTTACTATGGATAAACTAAAAGAAGCCAAATAATCATCTGGAGTAGCCATGAACTGGTTTCCAGAAGTCATCACTCCCGACGAGTTTTTTCTGAAAAACTCCAAATCAACACTTTTAAATATGCGTTCTTCAGCGGACCGAATAAACGTATCTAAATGAGAAACAAAGATTGTTTCTTGGTTGTCTGTGTAATCTTTTACAGCCGTCTTTAGCTCTGTATAGGTATAGCTCATGGTGTGTTCGCCTGTCCGCCCATGCCACTGTGGTTAGTGCAATAATAATACAGGGTTGGCGCTCCAACGGCTACAGTTATTTGAGTGTACGCTCCAGAAGAGCCGGGAGTGCCGCTAGTAGTGACTCCTGTCGTATACTGAGATCCTCCGGCCCAAGTGCCGTTAGAGGTTGTGGAGAACCGTAAAGGGTGACCTGAGTTACTGTTATCGGATTGATCAAACTTGTAGGTACTGCCCTCTGATAGGTTAACGGTGGCTTGCTGTGAGCCGTTTACATAGTATTTATTACCATATCCGGTGCTAACTACTGTTACGGTGAAAGTGGCTGCTACATTTGTACTTGTTCCAGAAGCAGTTACAGTTCCTACCGAACCCGTCGACGAAACTCCTGTAACACTTGCATCAGTAGGGGTTATAACATCCCCACCAAAAGTTACAGTGCCGATTTGGCCTTCAGCTTGCGGGACACGACTTTCATACCGCACAGTCGTTAGATTAAATATAGGAAACTTTATCGTAATAGATATTTTATTATTATTTGGTCTAGCGTCTCTTAAAGTCTGAGGGTCAAATACTTTACGAAAAGGACCAAGTTGTGGGTGTTTTCTTTCAAACTCATCCTTGCCTACCAGTAACCCGTTCCACTCCTTACGCATATCTCTATATTTATATCGAAATCCGGAGCGGTCCGATATAGCGTAGGCGTTTTTTCCGGAGGCATATTTAGCCATTAGTTTGACCTGAAGTAAGAGTATTCAGGAGTGACTGTAAAGCTGGACCTATCTCTATCCTCACCCATAGCCCGCTCAAACTCTTCTTCATAAATAACTTTTAACATCTGAGTACGATTAGGCGCTCTTTTCAAAGATATGTAATAAGCCAGCCCCGCAGCCAAACAAGGATAAAACCGAAAAGGTACGTCCATTGTGTTAATTGCAGTATCGCCGTCATCAATACGGGTTAAAGCATTGTATACAATAACATCGGTGCTGTTGTCGGGAGTAGGCCATATCCGTAAACTAGGTGTTACTTGCCTGTCCAAAAAGAATTGAGTAGGGCGACCTGTCGTAGCCTTGTTTGGGATATTAAGGTCATCATCCCGGCTGACACGAGTTAAAGATAAATCAGTGCTGCTTCTTGTTACTACGGCGCTCAATATATCAATTACATCCGCAGCCAAAGCATACGTTCTTGTACCGGAAGTTAGAGCTTGAGTCCTTTGTGCAATAGTCCACTGGTTTAACCCTCTGTTAGCCCATTCAGCCAACATAAGGTTTAAAGAACGCCTTGCTGTAGTTAAATCGTAGCCGGTTCTCACCTCTAAGCCGCAACGCTCAAAAGCTTCTTCAACGTATTCAGCTACATCTAGCTCAAAATTTACGCTTCCCGAAACAGCCATTATTTGTCATCCGCATACAAGTTGTTAAAAATCTGATTTACATCCATTGTATAGTCTAAATCGGATTTTGAATAGTGTATATGCTGTGATGGCAAGAAGTCAGGAGCGCCTTGCCCTGTTTCAAACCATGCTGGATGTGTAACACGAACACGGTTATTTGGCAATGCAACGATGTTTCCAGTATACTCTCCAGCGTCCAAAAGCTCTAAAACATGGCTTTGTTTATGCTGCGCTGGATCATCCGCTATCTCACTTTCTGTGTAATCCACAGTAAAATAGTATTTAGCCGGAAAGAAATCAGGCCCTATTTTAGCAAGCCACGGACAAGGCTGGGCCCGATCCATTTGGTAAACGGCATGGGTATGAGACATGCAATCCCACGGTTGAGCCAAGTGAACCGGCATAGGCTCCGGCCACTGCTCAAAAGGAGTGTCTCCAACAAGGGCTGTAATGGGCATACGAGCCCACATAGCACCGCCATGTACGTTAGGGTCATCCGTGCCATCAGTCTCGCATCCGGTAAAAATCATTTGAAAGCTTAAACAACGGCTTGGCATGGTCGTAACCGCAATAGCCATGCCGTGTAAAAACTCGCCATGATAGTTAGAATGATTGCACGTATACTCTCTTCGCACCCAGCATTTAAAGTGCGGAATATTACTTTGAAGATAGGGCAAGCTACTTTACCTTGCCGCCTTTTGCCATGCCCTTTTTCTTCATGCCAACCATGCCGCCTTTGGCATAGCCTTTTTTCTTCATCATCATGCCGCCACCGGCCATTTTCTGGACCTTACCGCCTTTGGCGTAGCCCTTCTTTTTCATGCCGACTGCACCGCCTTTAGCCATGCCTTTTTTCTTCATTCCACCGACAAGGTTCATTGCATAATCATTCATTGTTGGAAATTCATTAGCCATTTTACGCTCCTATGTTTAACTTACAGAACCACTGGTTCTTTTCCTACGATTTGACATAACGGCACCACAACCTCGTGCTACCACTGTTCCCGGAGCAGACTTACCGTTA